GCCTCTCGTGGTCTATCTATAGTTGTACATCCAATGATCGCAGAAGCTGCAACCCAGTTCAATGCGAGAGCTATTGCAGAACTTTATCCGTCAGGTGGCCCAGTTAAGACTGTGATTGTCGGTGACCCAAATGAAGAGCTTGAGGAACAGGCTCGCAGAGTTCGTGAATATATGAACTACCAGATCACGCAGGAAATGCCTGAGTATTTCCCTGATCTCGATCAGATGCTCTTTCACCTGCCACTGGTAGGTCAGACTTTCAAGAAGGTCTGGTGGGATAGCACGATGGATCGCCAGTGCTCGCAGTTTGTAAAGGCTGAAGACTTTGTCGTGGCTCCAGAGAGCAAAGACCTCTACACCTCGCCTCGATATACTCACGTTATCCGCATTCCAAAGAACGACTACAATCGATACGTCCAGTCAGGTTACTATCTGCCAACTGACGATAAGGGTGGTGACATTGATCCATCTGGTGACACGATTGGTGAGATCGAGGGTGTAGATCAATACGGTGATGATTCTCAAGATCAGGTAATGACACTGCTTGAGATGCACGTTTATCACAACTTCGAGGATGAAATTGACGATGACGATGATAATGCTGTCGGCATTCCATACGTTGTCACTGTCGATTACGATAATGAAAGTATTGTCAGCATACGCAGAAACTGGCGTGAAGAAGACGATATGAAGAAACGGAGGGATTGGTTTGTCTCTTACAAGTTCTTGCCTGGTTTGGGCTTTTATGGCTTTGGCTTATATCATCTTATTGGTGGACTGGGTAAGGCAGCAACTGGATCGTTACGAGCTCTCTTAGATTCCGCTGCATTCAGCAATATGCAGGGTGGCTTTAAGTTACGAGGTCGAGTTTCAGGTGGTGAGGTTCAGGTAAATCCAGGCGAGTTCGTTGATCTCGATGCCACTGTTGATGATGTTAATAAGGCGATTATGCCACTTCCGTTTAAGGAACCAAGTGGTGCATTGTTTAATCTGCTTGGATTTATTGTAGATGCAGGACAGAGATTTGCCAGCACTGCTGATTTGAATGTTGGGGACGTAAATCCAAATGCACCTGTTGGCTCCACAGTCGCACTTATTGAGCAGGGTTCAAAAGCCTTCTCAGCGATTCACAAGCGGTTGCATTATGCACAGGGACAAGAGTTCAAGCTGATAGCTGGTCTTAATGCTGAGAACTTGCCTGAACAGTTTACGTTTTCGTTGATAGGCAGTAGCTCTGAAATAATGGCAGCTGACTTCAATGATCGCATTGATATCCTCCCAGTCAGTGACCCCAACATCTTTAGTTCTGCCCAACGCATTGCACAGGCTCAAGCTATCTTGCAGATGGCTCAGTCAGCTCCTGAAATGCATGATATGTACGCAGCCTACAAACGTATGTATGAGGCGATTAGAATACCGAATATTGATGAGATCCTGAAGAAGCCAGAAGATGCTCCAAGGATGGACCCAATCGATGAGAACATGGCAATCATGTATGGCAAGCCAATTCGAGCCTTTATCGAGCAGGAGCACGAGGCTCACATTGCTGTCCATATGCAGTTTATAAAAGATCCGTCACTGGCAGGTAATGCAGGTGCTGCAGCCATGCAACCGATATTGATTGCCCACATAGCAGAGCACGTTGCGTTGCTGTATAGGGCAAGAATGGAGGCAAGTGTCGGTGTGCCACTTCCACCAGTTCCAGACTTTGGCAATAAGGATTACAAGGTTGAGGATATCAATCCAGAGCTTGATCGCCTGATTAGTCAACGTGCTGCTCAAGTTGTTCAGGAAGCTCCACAGATGAAAGAGATTGCAGCGATACAAGCTCAAGGTCAGCAGGGACAACAGGCTAACCCACTGCAATATGCACAGCAACTTGCCCAGTTAGAGGCAGAGGCTCTGAAGCTAAGAACTCAGTCACAGATACAGGCAGACCAAGCCAAGGCGAAGTCTTCCATTGAGATCAAACAGGCTGAAGCACGACAGGACATGGAGATCGATGCAGCGAAAGCTCAAGCAGATTTACAGGCTAAAGTATTAAAGCTAGAGGCTGAGTTGCAGTTGGAGCGAGAGAAGAATCAAGCCAAAATACAAATGGAAGCAATGAAAGATGGATGAGCTTTTAGCATCTATAAGACCTATTAATCCATCTGCCTTTGGCGGTTTGCCACAAGAAAACCAACAAGAGGGTCAAGCACCATTTGACGCAAATCAATATTTAATGCAGAGAATAATGCAAATGAAGCAGGGAAAACTTGGTGCGTTGGGCAATGTCATGGCTGCAATGCCACAGCCTAATCAGATGCCAAGTCAAGAAGGAGTAGCCACAGCATGAAATATGGAGCTTTAGATTCTATTCCAAGGCAAACAACTATTGGTGGTCAGCCACATATGTTGGCGTATATCAATCCTGAAGAGGAAAGTCTTATTCAAGACTATAGAGGGAATATTCCTCCTGTTGTTGGTCCTGATGGTGTCCCTGCTTATTTATTTGGTTTTAGTTGGGGTGGTAATAAATCAACTCCAGATGCTTCTGACAATAATAAAGATGATAATGATGATAAAGGTTTTTTTGAATCAATTGGATCTAGTATATCAAACGCTATATCTACTGGTGTTACTGCTGTTGGTAATTTTGTAAGTGACGTTGGACAGGCAGCTGTTGATACTGTGGTGGAAGTCGCAACTCTTGGTACTGCTGATACGCAGACTTTTAACGAGGACAAATATAATCTTAATTATGATGCAACTGGTGGGAATACCACAACTGCAACAACAACCACGACAACAGTTCCTGATGTCTTTTACGACATAAATGGCGTTGCTCATGCTACACAAGCTGCAGCTGATGCAGCGAATATTGCTATTAATGCTTCTGGTGGAAGTGTATATCAGGAATATGCAGACTCTATGGCAGAGGCTGGTGTATTAAGTCTTGGTGGTAAGCAAACGCCAGATGAGCCAGATGTTCTTGGTAACACTCCTATTTTGCAATCCACAGGTGGTGGGTTGTATGCTGGTCCAAATATCGATGGTACTTCTGGTTATTATGGTGAAAGTGGATACACAGTTGTCGGTGGTTTAGATCCCAATAGTCCTGCAACAATGTCTACAAACGCTGATGGAACCTTGTTCGTTCCGTATGACGGACAAGATCCAACGACTATAAATGCAGACACGAATTTTTATGGGTCTACTGATCCAAACGCTGCTGATTACAACATGAGCTTAGACTTAGCACAAACTGGGTCTTATGTTGATTTAAGTGGAAATACTGTAACTGGTGACGCATTCACAACAGACCTACCTGTTAATGGTGCAGCAATACTTAACGAGATTGGTAAAGACCACCTGTTAAAAACTGGTGACGATAGCAAGATGATTACCGTGGCAGAGGGTGGTGGTTATACGTTCCTAAATGATGACAAAAAAATTACTGATGACGTTTTTGAAACAGTTGTAAATGAAGCAATAAATGATGGCATCATAGATCCATACGTTGGTGGTGGTGGTGATGAAATTGTCATTGGTGGCGGTATGGATGACTTTGGTGGTGATGGCGGTGGTGATGACGGATTAAGAACACGCCAAGTTCGTGGCACAAGAGATTTAATGGGTGATTTTTATGGTGGTCAATCTGGAGGTCTTTGGAATAGATTTCAAAACAGTTACCTCACAAGATTTAACCAACCGACACAAGGCATTGATGAGATGGTTCGAGTTGTTGAGCAAGAAGATGGCTCAAAACTTTATTATGGTGCAGATGGTGCATTGCTAAATCCTGATGCAGTTGGTCAAATAAGAACAAGTGGAGATCCAACATCACTGAAAATCGGTGAGGAAAATGTCCTACTTGGTACGCAGACATTAAACCCTGATGGAACTGTAAAAGACACGAGCTACACTGACCTGTACGATCCAGAAGTAGACGCAGGTTTATTTAATTATTCATAAGGAGAAAATTATGGCTGAAGAAACAATCGAACAAATGAACAGGCTTTTGGATGGTACTGGTGCAGTCTCTGACATGGAGATGCAAAACATGGCTCCACAAATGCGTCCAGAAGGAATGGGTGCAGTATCTCAGGCAGAGATCGATATGATTACGTCAGCCCAAGAAGGTCTTATGCAGATGGACCCAGAAGGCACGAAAGACATTGTCCAAGGCATGGAGACAACAAAAGCAAGAGTTGCCAAAGGAGCTGGTCTAACTGAGCCTGAG